TTGCTTTTTCTTAGATTTTCCTGAAGATGTGGTCTCTTGAGAGGAAGACTCTCTTTGAGAGTGTGAAGAAGTTTTCTCATCTTGAATGATTTCTTCCTTCGTAGATTCGCCAGAGGTTGTCATACTATCAGCTCTTTGGTTGTACGATTGACGCTCTTCTTCGGAAAGCGCTTTCCACATCTTCGACTTTCTGGGCAATGGCTTCAGGGGTTTACCGTTTTTGTCAGTCTCGTTAGCGTACTCCATAGTGTCTTCATCGGGAGTTTCTTGGATAAATAGTCTGTAACCGTTGAGTCTCTTCATCTTCTCGGTAGCGACTCGCTTACCTTTCTTATTGGTCGTTTCGCTAGTTTCCAATCCAAAGAGCTTTTGAAATTCCAGTAGTCCTTCCTGTATTTCTTCGCTTAATACGCCTTTGTTTTGCAGAAATTGAACTGCTTCCGCAATCACTGCGCTTCGAAATGCATGATATTGGTTGAGGGCCATTTGAAAATATTAATGGTATATAAATGCGAATGTCGAAAGGAAGAAGATTTATGGATATGTTTTATCCAGGAATGAAGTCATCAATTTTTTTTCGACCTTGTTATATGATTTTATTTCATTATCATAACATTATTGTTTTATTGAATGCATAATGTGTTATTAAAAAAAATTGATTCCGTTGTTTGATTATCATAATTAAACAATAAAAATGAATTGCATTGTAACATGTCGGTTTTCACATGTCCCATCACGAAACCATCAGCGTAATACAATCTACAAACAATTTTCGCCAAATAATACTCTATCACGTTGTGCACGCAATTCTTCATCGAAGAATTCAGCTACCTTTTCCATCGTTGCTCAATCGATTGTAGATCGAAACAAATTAACTAAAGACGAAATCGAACATTTCATGGAAATATGTGAAGAGTCGAATTCGATGATATGTACATATCTATGGTTAGATTTGCAAAATACGATTGAAAATTTCAACAAAGAGCAAGAAAATATCGAAGATCTTATTGATGATGTACCTAAAAACATGATAGACGAAATATGCGAAGAAGATCCATATGCGTTAGAATGTCGTATTTACGACATTTAAACATCCTACTTCAATGAGAGCATCTCTCTCGTTTTATCGTAAACATGCTCTAATAGCAACATCTTCATCTCTTGAATACGACGATGACGTTCGATCTCACAATACGGATCGTTCAGCTCAACACCTATTTGACGAATGTCGTCACATTTCCAATCCAACCAAAGAACCTTATGGCCGAACTCACGAATGCTTCTAGTTAATCGTCTAAATTTTGCACGATCCTCGTCGTAAATTTTTTCCATTTGTTTTTCTACGTGTTTAAAATATGGGTTCATGTAACTTTCCATTCTTTCCGTAAGGGTTTTATAGACATCATCTACTGCTCGTAGATTCCACTCGTTTTCACCCGTTTTTATTTTTACAAATCGATCATTGTGACGTGTCTTGATAATAGTATTATTCATGGGAAACGAATTGTTGAAATAAATATCTGATATTTGTTGTGGAATTGCGTACTTTCCCAAACGTACGATTTCTTCCATTCGTTTCAAGTAATTTGGTTCTGCGCATAATTTTTCGAGCGTTTCCTCTCCGAAATTAATATGGATATTCAAATGATTAGAATAATCATAGTTGTTTATATTAGTTGTATTGTTTGTTATCGACGATACGGTAGATGAATTGGTCTTCATTGTAGGAGGTTTGCAATCGACCTTACGATTGTGCATAGCGCGACCTTTAGTGGTAGCAAAACGTTTGAAACACCGATCGCATACGTTAGACTCGACTCCGCGACAATTTTGAAAATGTCGATTAAAGGATTTTTTACAAGAAAAACTCTTTTTACATTTTTCACAATATGCACTCATATCTTGTTCTTCGAACGTTTTTTGATCTTGAACCACTGGATTGTTCTTCAAACTCAAGTTAGAATCGACATTACACTTTTTTTTCCGAGTTTTGTGACGATTCAAATCAAACAATCGTTTAGTAGTGTAATTGCATTTGTCACATTGATACATGATTGTTCTGGTAACATACTATAATTTTAAATGTTTTCTTCTCAGCTATGACATTTTTGCCTTTCAGCTATGCCATTTTGTCCCTCCAGCTATGCCATTTTGTCCCTCCAGCTATGCCATTTTGTCCCTTTTTACGTTTTGCTATGCCATTTTGTCCCTTCGCTTTCACACCACATGTGGTCTTTATGTTTATAGAAAGTCTCCAGAATTGCACTTTTCCGTCTACGCAAAAAATCTCCGTCATTAAAAATAACATAGAAAAACATATTGCGAGATGGAACGCTGGTCTACCATTTTACAATTTGAAAAGGAACGCAACGCAAAAAACGCAAAACGCAAAAAGTGAACGAGAGAGAGCGTATTTTTTTTGGAATTCTCTTTTCAAAAAATATTTTTTCACTTTTGGGTTTGATTTTTGAAGATTTTTCAGCTATGACATTTTTGCCTTTCAGCTAGTATTGAATGTGTTCAAAACACAAACAAATTATGTAACAAACTCAAATCGGATATCTCAAAAAAGTAGAGATTATGTCGTACATTGCTTCTTCTAGAAATCTTTTCATAATGAAAGTATTACAGAATGGATAAACATTAATTATCAATTGTTGTCACGAACTTTTACATAAGTGATCATATTTATGACATTATTCGTTTTCCCCATGTTTTATGTGCCCAATGTGAAATATTTGTAGTGTTTTCAATATAGTACTTTTGACAATCTGTCAAATTTTTTGGATCAATATACCAATCTAAATGTCTACATGAATATGGTGATAATGTACGAACTGCCCTCCCATATGGATAAGACCGTGGTCTAAATGTGGATTTGCAAAATTGAAAAGTGGTGTCTGTAGAGCAATTAATATATTTGTATTCGTTTGACTTGAAAGGCATTGTTTTTTTCGGTTTATCCCAAAATTGTGAACGATGTCTTGAAATTGCAATATCCTTTTTTGGATAGTGATCAGGAATATCATCTATTCTTAACATTGGTCCCACACTATTGCATTTTAACTTTTCTAAACAATGTATATAAAATTCTATTATATCTCCATTAATTTCATCTAATTCGATATCAGGATCGGTTAAAACATAATATTTACATTCAGGGTGTTCATCTAAGTATGTATTTATAGTTTGTTTTACAGTATGATGATGATTTACTTCGGATCTAAAAACCTCATAACCCTTACTTTTCATTTCTTCTAAATAGTCAAGTGTTGGTTTATATGTTGATTTTACATCATGGAATATTATCTTAATTGGGCTTTTAATAAGCGTTTCATATGATTGTACAGCTTTTTTCAAATGATACAGTTGATCATGAACAATTATAAAGATAGGTGTGTAAGTATGGTTTGATTCCATGTATTATATTTATAATAATATCGATAAATGTACATATACATATATTTACACCCTTGAAGATTTAAAATGGAAGCATAAGCATGAAGATTAAATTTCAAAGAGTACATCGAAAAGAAAAATATACTAAATGCTACACTCCAAGAATTCTACGGAGAGTATCTCCATCGTAAACTCAAATTAGGAAGCTACATTCGTCGTGGTATCACAGAACAAAGAATGTTAGCAAGATTTGAGAAGATGTTCGGCTCTCCACAAGATGTTGTTATTGGGTTTGGAGACATTCTGTCCATTTATCGTGAGTAACTTCAGAGAGAAAATGTTTTAATTTTTGAAAAATTTTTGGCTGAATTTTAATTTAATGAAAAACATTTACACGTAGTTAATCTAACTTATGTGTCTACTCAACTACATTGGCGCTTGCTGTATATTGTACGTATGGCAAATCAAAAATGAAAAAAATTATGTACATTTTTGAGATATCTTTAATTTTTAGAATTCGATCATATGTGTTTTCAAAGCATCACCTGTTTGAATCAGAAGATTGCTTAGACTTTCCAAGCACAAATTATTTAGAATTATCAAATCGTTTTTATAACTATTAATATCAATATTTGATATTAATTCAATTGGGTGTCTAGGATTTAGACACTTGTACATTGTGTACAGGTCGCCGTACATCCACGCATATACAAGTATAAGCGTGGATATGGTATTCAATATATATATAAGTGTTTTGAACGCATTGAATAGTTTTACAGTAGTGTCTGTCTTTGCATCATCAGTTATTTTGTTTTCATTTGGTTTCCTCTCTTGAGAGGATGATGCAAGGCCATCGGTTTGAGACACCGAGTCAGTATCGATATTGTTATTTTCTGTGTGATCGCACTCTTCGAGTGCCAAATCAGTATCATCACCCAACTCTTCGAGTGGCAAATCAGTATCATCACTCTCTTGAGTGACTGGCGAGGACGCTTTTTTTTTTAGTTGGTAATACTTTTCCCATTCGTTTAGTGTAACCCAGTAGTCATTATTATTTTCTAGAACATAACTTTTTTTGTGATTTTTGAAATCAGAAACTATTTCTTGGTCTGTTATCTTGGCTTGAACTTCTCTTGGTCCACACGCTTGCCGTTTTTTTTTTATATTTAGACCAGTGTTCACACTATCCATATGTTCTCTTGCAAATCTGGATGAATTATCGTATGAAATATCATTTGAATCGATGATTGAATTCTTTTGAAGATTAAATCTTCCATAAATTACATGGTTTTTGTATTTATGTCTAACTTCTTGTCCATCACATAATGACTTACTCAAATCACGTTGCGGCATTGTATCTTGTCTAATATGTTTAAGTATGTCGAGTATGTTGACTACGATACAATATTTTGTCAAATTTTTTTCGATGATATTGAATTCATTTTTTTAAAAAAAAGTGTTAAATTATCTTTTTCATCGACTGTGGCATTTTTGTCTTAACTATGTCGTTTTGTCAAATTCTAAAAGCCATTTTTTGACTTCTTCGTTGAGAAGATCTTTGGTTTTTAGATATTCTAAAATTTCGCTAATAACAGCGCTTTTAGATGCGCGGTAATGGGCGTGCATTGTTTGTACTGGTTTCGACGTTTTCTGCTCAGCGGGTGGTCTAGGTGTTTCATTACTATCGGTAAAATAGTTTTCTAATACAACGATGTTCACCCAAATGCACGGCCGATCGTCTTCTACTAGTGGATTAGTACGGACATCTTCACGGTATTTCTTACATTTGTCTTTGATTTTATTAATTAAAGTTGGATCTACGATCTTTGCTTCGGTATCAAGTGTTCCACAAGAAGCTTGCCTGTTTTTGGTATTTTCTGTAGTGTTTTTATCTTGTTTTTTTAATAGTTCTCTTAATTGTTTTTGTACGTCATTTTTATGACGAAGTGCGAAATTTGAGACACTTTTGTGTTCACTTGTATCAGTTATAATAACATTTCGATTCAAATCGAATTTTCCATATTTTATTATGCCTTTATATCTCGTCCGGACTTCTTGTCCGTGATGTAATGACTTAGTCAAATCACGTTGCGGCATTATTATCTGTCAAATATATCAAAAGTTATGATGAAAAAGAGTCAATTTTTTCAATGATATTTTCTAAAAAAATTAAGTATATACATCAGATATAAGACTAACCGATAAAATGGTACAAATTATCTATGTACCATTTATTTATAGGATGGTCGTAGAGTAGATTACTATACATTATTAAGTATATTGACGGAACGAGAAAAGCGGTTAATATGATCAAAACGTTAAGACATATATTTTTAGACTTTTTGTGATTGTTTGTGGTACGATTTTGTTGAGATTCTGATTCAGATTGTACGAATTGGGATGTCACATACTCTTGTATATCGTCTACTTCAGAGATTTCAAATCTCTTACGTTTTTTCTGGAGTACAAAATTTATTTCTTTTTCTT